TGTAAGAAATATCTTCATTGTCTATTGAAATATGATTTGTACCTGTTGATGGAAAGTTAATTACACTTGTTAAAACTATTGTTGTTGTAGATGCATCGATTGCTCCATTTAAAGTTGTTGTAAGCGCGTTAGCTACTGTACCACCAAAAGAAGCTAGACCCCAACCAAAACCTGGTAACTGTTCTGCAGGTCCAACAGAATAATAAGACTGGACCCTTATGCCTCCAGACGTAGTTGCTCCTGAACCAGTTTCGTTTGATGGCATTGTGATTGTTACTGTTACGTTTGTTGGTGTGGATGTTACCATAAAGGTTTTATCATCAAAATCAGAAGCTGAAAAGTTTGATCCTGTAATAGCTGTAAAATTATCTAATAAAATAACATCTCCAGGATTAAGACTGTGTCCTGTAGAAAAGGTTATGGTTACAGTAGGAGATCCGTTAGTTGTACTAAAAGCACTTGTTAAAGTTGCAGTGGCTCGAATTGGATGTATATCATAAAACACGCCTCCTGAGTAAGCGTATAAAATTCTGTTGGTTCCAATAATTGAAAATTTTTGTCCACTTCTATTTACGATATGATGCATGGCTCTAGCAGAACCTGTTAATTTATTATTACCTAGTTGCTGCCAACCACCTATCTTTTCAGGTGTGCCATATCTAAATCTTACATTGTCACCATTAACCCATTGGCCTTCGGCTTGAGTTTCTGTAACCTGTTTGTTGAATCCTGGTAAAAATTGTACTTTTTTGAGCATCTGTCTATTATACCGATTTTTAGCTGTAAATATAGTTTATTATATCCGTGAGATCAAGCGTGCTTTTTAGGGATTATTATAGTCCAATCTGTGTTTGTTATTAAATCATTTAGGTGAACTTTTAATATGTGATTACTTATCAAATATTTAGAGAGCTCCTCCATGTCAACTATAATCCATTTTTCTTTTGTCTCGAAAACCATCTTATCAAGGTTATCAAAGAGATTTCCAAATCTACCCTCCATGCCATTTTCTAATGCTTTAAAATCTTGAACATCAAATCTATCCACTCGGTTAGACTTTTTTAGTCTGCCTTTTATATTCCAAGCTGCTTTTCTTTTAGGGTAGCTTGGATTAACCAATAATTTAGAAAATCTTTTTACTATACTATTTTTATTCATTAAATATTCTACCTTTCTGCCACTGCCATAGCTGCTCAGATTGTTGAGCTGTTTCATATAGTTTCATATCTGGCATTAGAAAAGGTTTTATTTTATCCATATTCTTGTAAACAAATTCTTTAACCTGTTCTTTTATCTTATTAGATCCTTTATTATCTTTTATGTCTTTATTAAAATGCATCTTTAAAAATATACTTAAATCTTTCAAGTCAACATACCAATCTATTTTAGTATTGTACAGATAATATATTTGTAAAGAAGTATGAGATACATAATGAAACTCTTTAACGATAGAGTGCATATTAGAGTAAAACAAAGAGTCTATGGAAATATCTTTTAAGGATAATTTTTGTAAACTAAGATCATAAGCTAGCCCAGATATTAATCTATCAATAGGTTTTCTTATAACTGTCCATCTAACTTTGTTAGATAAGTTTCTTTTTACAACATGAGGAGTTTTTTCAAAGCATTTTAAAACAGAGGTACTACCGTTTTTAGGTATAAGAAGATATTGAAAATTTCTAGTTTCATAAAACTCTATGTTTTGTAATAACATTATTTTACTCCCATCTAAAGTTACTAGACACAGATATTCTTTCTGCATCTGCTTTATAAGGTTGAACAAAATGATAAAGATTTTTTGGAAAAATATAAAAGTCACCTTCATTAGGAAAAAAATGTGCTTCGGAAATGCAGTCTGTTGCTTGATTACCATATAAAAAATTTAATGAACCAGGTCCTTGAGAAAGACCAACATATGAATTATTTTCTTCTTTTAATTTTTTATCTATTTTTAAAAAAACAACACTAGAAAAATCACAATTTAAATGAGTGTGAACTGGATTAAAATCACCTGGGCCCATTCTATTTATCCAAGTTCTATGTGACTTTAATTTACCGGGTGGTTTTCTACTATACCAATGTTTATAACAGTCATAAAAATAAGGTAAGTATTTTTCTATAATTTTAAAAAATTTAGGTGATGACAACGAGTGTTCCTTTTCTATAACTCCCGCTAGTTTATGTTGAATAGACTTCATTGTTTTTAATTTTAAAATTTTTTCTTTATCTTCGTTAGATATTTTTGTTTTAAATAAAACAGGTCCCCAATAATAATAACTATATTTATTCATATTTTTTAAAATTAATTGATATACAAACTCTTGGCTGTTTGCTAGTATTGGGAGCAACAGCATGATCTAGTCCAGAATCAAAAATAATAAACTTATTAGTTTCTGGAGGAAAATACCATTTTGAAATATCTAACTCATGTTTTTTATACTTTAAAATTAAATCTCCACTATTTTTTGGTATACTAACATAATAGACTCCGACCACATCAACATTAACGTCATAATGATTGTGATACTGTGTGCTTTCTCTTTCAAGATGAACTTGAGCCCAGTAATCATTATCTTTTCCAGAGTTGGCTATTTTTAATTTTTTATTAAAATGTTTATGATAAACTTTAGACATTTTAGTTGCTATGTTTTTTACTTCTTTGCTTAATGGAATCATAATATCTTCTGATCTTGTCGTATTTTTATTTTTATTCATTCTATTCTTATAATTTTTAATAGCTGTTTTTTTTAAATAACTGTTATCTATATTGTCTAAACGTCCATATATAAAACCATGAGTATACATAGTTATGTAAGAACTATTCATAGTTTGTTTTTTATTTCTTTTATTACCTTTGAGTAATTATAATCTTTTACTTCAAAATTGCAGTGCGCTGGTTTTTCAAACATTTTATTTGTGTCATCAAACCTACCTTTTTTAATTGTATTCATCCAAACCTTAACATCATACTCATGTCTGTCTTCATCAAAAGGACAAACAAAATCTACAACACAAGGTCCATCAACCAAAGAAGATAAGCATCCCATTCTTTGCGCTTGTCTTGTTCTGCCTTCTTCAGAAAAATTCCAATCATTAAACATTTTTCTAACTTCGTCAGCGTTAAAATAAGCGTAGCCCGCAGACAGCTGCCTTGCAAAAGTTGTCTTCCCTGATCCTGGTAAACCAAATACTAATATTCTCATTTTTTAAAAAAACAAGGTAGACCTAAATGAGGTCTTCTATCGTATAAATTTTTTTCTGCATTTTTAGATTTCTTATTGTTGTAATGTAAAAATACTTGACAACAATGATCACCTTCAAATTTTTTTCTCCAGTGATCTAACACGGTGCCCTGATAAATTAACATATCTCCAGGTTTTAAATCTACTTTAATATTTTTTTTTCCGTCGTTTAAATAAATAGGCCAAGGGTCTCCACCAAGATTTAAAGTAGTAGATATCTCACAACTAAATCTATCTTTATGCCTTTTTAAAATATCTCCATCTTTATATATTCTTGCATAAGAATAAGTAGGCTGTAATTTTAATCCAGTTTTCTTTTCCATAACAGGCAAAGCTCCAGCAAGTAATGTTTCCATGGCTATATCTGCATAGTGAGAATAAGTATTTGGAACCTGTTCGTCTGTCCATGTTCCCCATTCTTCTGCAAATTTAGATATGTATCTTGCATCAAGCATAGTCTTAGTAACTTGTCTTTTAAGCATAAAATAATTATAGACAAATTCTTCTAGTTCTTTTGTCAAAATATTTTTAATGACACAGTATTTGTTTTTTTTAAAACTCATATTAAAAATAATTAAAATTAATTAACATCCTGTTGGTACAGTTAGTAGAGTTAGTTCCGTAATGTTTTATCTTTGAGTTCATTAAAAGCATTCTATTAGCTTTGCTTTCTACTTTTCTATCACCAACCATGGTATAGCCATTATTATCATTTAGATAATAAATTGCAACCTTACAATCAAAACTTTGATCATTGTGAAAAGCACATTTAACAAGTTTTTGTGATATGGGATTTAAATTTGCTTTAATTCTTATTAAAGCTTTTGGTTGAAGTTTAATTAAAATAGGTTTCAGTATGTTAAAAAAACTAGAATTAATAGTATTGTCTTTATAAAAAACGTGAACAAATTGATAATTGTATTTATCTTTTATGTCTAAGTCTATCTTTTCGCTGAAAAACCAAGGAAAGGTATCTAGATCAATTGTTTTTTTAATATTTAAATAAAGATCATTTTTTAAATAATTGTCTATTATTTTAATACTCATTTAAGTATACCCTGCATATTCCAATGTATAAATCTAAAAGGCTCTCCTGTAAGATCAAGAGCAAATTGATGTGGTAGATAAGATGGAAATATAATCATAGTGCCTGGTTTTACTTTGTGGTGAATAATATTACTTGCAGTGGTTGCTTTAGTTGGATCTTTTTGTGGAAGCTTTGTCATTAAAGCAGCTGCCTTAGGTTCATGAAATAATGGATAAGAAGATTTGTCAGAAGCCTTTAAAAAATAAAATCCTGATACATGATTGTTCCAATGTATGTGTTGATCGTGCTGACCTGCACGACTACCAAATTCTTGTACCCAAAATTCTGTAAAATTTAAATTAATTAAATTAGTGTTAACCCCTGTCCAATTTAAAAAATCAAAACTAGCTTGACCTGCTAGTCTAACAAGAGAAAATAAATCCATGTCATTATGGATATCTCCTGAATGAAAAACATGACCAAAATCTTTTATATTTTTTTTATATGATTTATCTCTTTTAAGTAAAATATCTTTATCTCTTTTCTTTGCATCTGTAATGTACTTGTTACAAACCTTGTTTGTTTTATGAACGTGCTCTGGAAACTCTTGTTTCCAAATTGGTGTTTCAAAATAAGAATAAGCGTTAAATTTAGTTGTCATACTATTTAAATGGATAACCTACGTTCCAAATCACTAGGCTGTTCCTTTCTCCTTTTGTTACAGGTTTAACTCTATGCCATACAAAAGATGGAAACACTACTAAAGAACCTTTTGGTAATATTTCAATGCATGTTTTTATATTACGTTTTTTACCAGGATCTGTATTTCTAAAGTCAAATTCTAATTCTCCTCCAGCATATTCTTTTGGATCTGTTAAAGTTACTGTAACAGAAAGTTTTCGTACTTTGCCTTTCGTTGGCCCTTCATTTTCATAAGGCTTTTTCCAACTATCACAATGCCAATCATAATATTGACCTTTTCTATATATTGTAAATTGACAAGACTCTGACCAGTCCCATTCAAAATTCCAACCTGCGTTTCGATTTGCCGCTCTAACGTAAGGTAGAATTTCTTTATATACCCACTCATCATTCATCCAAACAATATTTGAATCTCTTTTCTTTTTTAAATCTTTAATTTGTTTTTTATTTAATTTTTGATTGTGAGATAGTCCTCCCGTAAGAGCTCTTAACTCTTTTTCTTTTGTTTCTTTTCCGTGTTTAACAATTAAATCACATATTCTTGAAGGTATAACAGATTTAAAATACCAGTAATAATAATTAAGTTGCATATTTATAAGTAATAGTTAACAAAACATTTAAATCATCACTTTTGTTTTTATTTATTTTATAAAGTAAGTGTGATGGAAAAAATATAAATTGGTTATTTCTTAAAGGTAAAATATATTCTCTATCTTTTGCTCTCTTGTTATCAAAGTGAAAAGTTATTGTGGCTTTAGGATCATTAATATTTACTCCATATATCATGACAAAATCAGGGCTATTCCTTAAATCCATCGGATCTACGTCTTTGCCTAAATCTAATTGTTCATTAGGAAAAATACTGTTTCCCCATATATCTAAATTAAAAATTCTTATTTTATGTTTTAAAAAAATTTGTTCAATAATATAAATGTTTAACATGTCTAACGCTCTTGAAAAGGGCACTTTATACCTAGGCCGTGGAAGATAGTATGTATTTAAGGGAGCTTTTTGTTTTGATAATAAACTTGAATAAACTATTCCTTCTTTTAGAATCTGCCTATTAATTTCAAAGTTCTTAGGCATTTTAACTAAATCATGTAAAATGAAACTTTCTGTTAGTATTGTCTTATGCATTCTATCTTTCTTATAGCATATTTTAATTTATTTAAAACATGAATTATAGAGAAGGATAATCTGTTGGTCCTTTGATCCAAGTTTGATTAATTTCATCCCAATCGTAAAAATCTGGTATTTCTCTACCATCAATTGTAGTAGTAGTTTGAGGTGGTGCAATTGGAGGTTCCCAATTGTGAGAAGAGCTATTAAAAACCCATGACGCATAAGGTTTTTTTGGTTTAAACATTTCATTTTCAGAATCCCATATAAAACCTGTTGCAGGATAAGTTCCTCTAAAAGGAGTTCCGCCTAAAAGGTGCTCTCCATTAATCGTATTGTAAGAACATTTTTTCCAAAGATGCGCTGGCCAATTGTTATGTTTTTCTAAATAAGCTTGTCCAATAGACTCAACAGCTTCTTCTGCTTCGTTTTGTTCATCTTTATTATCTAATACTAAGACTGATAAAACTTCATTATTTTCAGATAATTTTGCGTAATGTGCCATAATAAATTCCTATGCCGTATATGTTCCTGGTCCATTAAAAAGGTGAATTGTGTCAGAGCCAGACGTTGATTCAGTGCCTCCAGATCCGCAAGAATCTGCAGTTACACGTCTTATAATGACAACACCTGAACCTCCAGTTGCTCCTGCATTTTGTTGGTTTCCGGGACTAGCTCCGCCACCAGCACCGCCGCCGCCTCCTCCAGTATTAGCAGTTCCATTAGTTCCTCCGCCAGCTGCGTTTCTATTACCCGAGGCTCCACCACCACCAGATCCGCCTGATCCAGCGCTTCCGCCAGGAGCATCGCCATAACCTCCAGCTCCGCCTCCGCCGCCAGCTCTTGTGACAGACGATCCACTAATACAAGAAGCTGTACCAGCTCCTCCAGGGCCTCCGGTTTTACCACATCCATCAACTCCTGCAGCTCCGGCTCCGCCACCACCTCCTGCACTTACCGTGCCTGATGTGATGTGTCCTCCTGCACCTGGATTACCTTGTGAAGGTGTTGTTGGTGGAGTATTTCCTGCTCCGCCAGTTGATGAAGGTCCTCCGACAGATCCTCCGCCAGAACCTCCAGTGTTTCCTACATCATTGCCTGGATAAGGAAAACCAGGGGCTTGGTTTTTTCCGCCACCGCCTCCTCCTCCAGTTGATGTTATTGTTGAAAAAATTGAATTTGCTCCTGAAGCACACACAACAGGAACTGCTCCAGTTTGTGCTCCTCCCGCTCCTACTGTTATTGGAATAGCGTCACCTACTGTAACACAAAATGTTTTAGAACAAATTATACGAAAACCGCCTGCTCCTCCGCCGGCTCCACCATAATTTGTTGATCTACCACCAGCGCCACCGCCAGCTACGACTAAAAATTGAACTTGATATGAAGCTTTACCGCCTCCAGATCCAAAACCTAATACTTGATATCCAAACATATTTTATTCTCCTTACGCGTCGTTAGCCGCATCTGTAGTAAAGAATAATTTAATACCTAGAACTCTACATTCACCAGTAAAAGTATCACTACCGTCTGCTGCATCTCTGTATAATTGAAAGTAAGATTGCTCACCTGCTGCAGGAGAACCCGCAACTGTCATAGCACTACTTTCACTTGTAATTTGTTGATCTTCAACTGTTCCTATACCAGCGTCAGTAACTTCTATAGCTGTTCCATATGCAACGTCGATAGTATCATTATCAGCACATGCAACACCTTGTAAACCA